GAAGCTGATCCCGGACACGTCATCGAAGTTGTTATACAACCACTGTCCTACCTCCATGAACTCCGAGTCCTTGTAGTACACAGTAATGCTCGGTTTATGTTCACACCAGTAATCCTGATAGATCTTCCACAATCGTAGCTGTTCCATAGCACCCATCTCTGAGGTGCATATAGCGCCCTCTGGAGCCTTCTGTACGAAGCTGAATACCTTTGTGTTAGGTGACATCACATCGTCCTCTACGGGCACACCAGCGGCCTCTAACACACGGCATAACGGATCGTCAGCAGAACCTCTTACTCGTCGGATGTACTGTGGCGAGAACCGTGGGTGAATTCCAGAAGCAGAATCAACAAGCTGACTGACAGTACCGCTGGGCTTAACAGCAGTAACAGCAGTAGAAGGATTAACCCCAAGCTTAGCAGCCCATTCTTTATTCGCCTGTATAGTTTCTTGGCGCAGTTCAGCAAGCCACTTCTTAAGTTGTTTAGCATCTCCATCGTCTCCTACAGTGTCACGTCCTGACAGTACAGGGTGATCCATAATACCTGTTAACGACACACCCAGCAGTGCTTCTTCCTCCGTGTTATCTTTCCACACCTTACGTAGGTAACGGAAGTCTGTCAGTGTCGCCTGAAGAGTTCCAAGGATAGCCGCAACTCGTACTTTTCGTTTGAGATCCTTGAGACTATCGGATGGCCTAACAACAACTTCCGATAGGTTACAGAATTGATAAGGACGGAGGATAATTTCTGAGCAAGGGTTCGTCCCAAAGTCCCAGTCAGCATCTCTTCTGCCGTTTTTTGCAGCTTGCTTCTGACTTGCGACTCGGCTGAACATTCCTCGTTCTCCTGAGTACGACTCATACAGGCTCTTCCATTCGTTTAAGAAAGCAGGGAAGTCAGGCTTCTCTGTGTAACACGCCGAGTTATTTGCTAGACCCCGTTGCGGGTTGTCCACCCACCACTGCCCTGTCTTAGCTCGTCGGATTCGATCATCGGTAAGATTACTGAGACTGATGAGTGCACTTCGCCTAACTCCTCCGACAACGACGATCTGCGCAATCTTACAGCAGATATCGTGACACTCGATGGAACTAAGCTTTCGTCCAGAAGCTGCTCGAAAGACTTCAACGGTGAAGCGGAACAAATCTTCAAGAGGTTCTGGGCCAGATGCTCTGCCGCCAAAGGTTCTGAGGGTTGCACCAGAAGGTCGTACTCTGCTTGTATCCCACTTTGGCACTTGACCTGTATAGAGCATGGCAATAAGCTCTCGGTATGCCTTTGCCCATCCAATTTTACTGTCCGCGACGTGTACAATACTCTCCGTGTCATGGAAATCCTCCGCTACTTCTGGTAGTTTAGATATGTACTGGCGTTCAACACTGAAGCCAACACCTGTGCCGCACATAAGTACGTACATCATCTCATCAAATGCTTTGGGGTGGTCTATCGGTAGGTAGCTACAGTTAAACCCGGCTACGTTGTCTCGATCAAGTGCTTCCCCTGCTGTCATCAACGCTCGCATCGAAGGCATGACGTTAAGCGATTCAATCTCTTTTGTTATCGTCTTTGCGTCTGCCTCGTTGAGCATCCCTTTGTCAGTCCAGTAGTTAACGTAACGCGCTACTGTTTCGTCCCAGTTCTCCCGGCGCTGTTCGTTAGGCAAGTAACGTGCGTACCTAGACTTGTGTATGTACTGTTGATATGCGTCCATTAGCGTTCCTCTAGTTGTTTAATGATCTTCTTGCGGTCGGTCTCGTTCATGCGTGACCACTGTGCTATCTCGTTGCGTGTTCTCTTGCAGCTAACACAGCGTTCGTTCACTAGCTTACACTGGTTAACACACGGGGTTATCACTCGCCTCCTCCTAGTATCCCTTCCATGATGCTGTCCTTGCCCATCGATAGTAACATATAAGCACCGTCAGGGTAGTTAACAGTTGCTGCTACAGCGAGTGACTCACCTTCAACAAACGTTACGACTACTGCCTGTACTTCAACGCCTTCTTCTTCCAGCTCTGCGCAGTGAGCAGACAGCAGTTCGAACATCTCTGAGGCTTTGCTCTCGTTCTCTGTTGGCTTACCGAAGTTACCCTCTACGACCTTCATAGGTTCTCCTCAATCAACCTGTCTAAGTACCAACGCGCCTTACGAAGATCCTCTACTGGTTTGTTCTTGTATTCGTACCGCCAGACGTACTTCTCTACGTTACCCTTGAGATACCCCTTGAACTGCGTAGGTTCCATTGATGCTTTGATAGCGTCGATGCACTCAATGTCGCCTGTGTTGTAGTGCTCAGGCTGCTTAACCGGGTCAAACTTTGTAGGCTTGATTGGTTCTAGTCCTCCTTGTTTAGTCCAGTAACCTTTGCGGTTCTTGTCCCACTCTTCTGGCGTAGCGTCATCTATTGAGCCTCGATAGGGTACGTTACGATCACACTTAGTAGTCATCTATCTCTTCCTCCAAGCCGTTAAACTTCTCCATGTTATCCTTTATTCGTTCAGCAAAAGCTATAACAATATCCTCTGAGTTTATTTCTAGTACTTCCAGTAACGTAATCTCGTCGATGTGGTTGCCGATAAGCTCTAGCATTTCGTCGAATGTCCTAGCCATACCGCCTCCGAAGATACGTCATGCTTATAGGCATCTCGTCAAACGCCCCGTCCTTTACTTCGTTAAACATCCAGAGTCCTGACCAAGATCCGTTTGTCTGTGGGTTAAGGTACTCCTCATCGTGTTGATAGTAGATACCTGCAAACAACGCAGTCATTCTCTTTCCTGATGCGTCTCGGTCGAATGCAATGTCTCTGTCTTGCACATGTCCCATGACGGCTGACATGTGTTTCTTTTGGAGTANAAGCTTTGCATTGCTGACTGGCCTACCCATGACCCCGCTAGTAAAGTAATGGCAATAAGCAACACCATCAATAATAACTGGCTGAAGAAACGGATAAACTTCCCAATCTTTGAGGTTAAGATCTTCATAGCTCATCAATCCTTCAAGCTTTGCATCGTTCTCTACTGCACGTTCGATGCGGTTCTCATGGTTGCCCAGTGTAAACACGAACCTTGGTTTCCAGATGCGCTTCTTATGTTTACGTAGACGCTTCTGTTCGTCTCGTATAACTTTAATAAACGCAGTCATTGCCTTGTTACCCGCCTCAACATCAGCAGCGTAACGCCGTCCTTCAAACGACTTCTTACCTACATCATACGAAGAAAGGCTAGGCATATCCCAATGATCGCCCAAGTGTATAATGACATCAGGCTTAGTAGCAACAGCGTACCGCGCAGCCCATCGAAGATGCTCATAAGACTCTCCCGGTTTGCATTGTGTGTCAGGTATTACTAGATGTCTGGTCACCAGCGAAGTCCTCTTATAACATTCAAAACTTCTCCTAAACCTTCAGCGTATGCGTTGTGACAGCAGTGTTTTGTTTCATAAAATCTATCTTCAGCTTCTGAATGTAGCTCACCAATGCAGTCGTAAACAACGTCCAAAGCGTCTACTGTTTCCATCGACATCACTTTGTTTTCGTCTAGTGCAATAAAAACTTTATTCATTGTCTCCACTCCTCTGGCATGGTTTTAGGGGTGTACCACTTGAAGTCGTGTCGCTCTGCCCAGTCTGACATGCAGTAGAAGCTGCCGTCTTTCCTGCGCTTTGCATCTGGCATTCTGTTGTCTGGGTTTTGGAAGACGAATACCAGCTCCTCCTCTGGCTTGAGAGCTTTCTTGACATCGACATACTTACGCGCCTCTGGTTTGTCACGGAACCTCCCCTTGGCTTCTATGTAATACGTTATATCACCTTGCTTGTATGTGAAGTCAGGGTAATAGTTTTTATATTGAACGTAAGAAATGGCACAGGGGTGATAGTCACAGTTGACCAGCACTTGTGCCAGATCCCACTCAAGCCACGAGTCGTAGCCCTTTGGTACGTTACTCAGCGTTCGGCGCATTCCAGATCTCTCCCTCTTTGCGGCGCAGGTACAGCAGCCTACCGTTTTCAATAACACGCTCTTCATCGCCGTACATTTCAACACACACATCATACATCTGACGTTCTGTAACACAGTCTGCTAACGCTTTCTTAGCCTTGACCGGGCCAACGCCCTTGATGCCCATGATGTTATCTGCGCGGTCGCCCGTAAGGATTTGTTCGTACAGGAACTTGACAGCATCCTCTTCGCTAACATCGTATAGCTTGCCGGTGTTAGGGTTGAAGTGCTTGCCCGGAACTTGATCGAAGTCCTTGTCGATGCTGACGATGATGCTTGGCTGTTGGGTGGCGGCAATGGCTATCAAGTCGTCTGCCTCTTCCCCCTCACTAACAACAGCTTCCCATTCATCAATCAGGTACTGGCGGATAACAGCAAGGTGTTCGGGTTTCTCCTTGTCCTTTCTGTTTTCCTTGTAGCCAGCAGTGACTGCGTAGTCGTGTCGAAAGTTGCCCTTTCCCGTGAGGAATACACGGTACTCAGGCTCGTCTTCGATGAGGATATACAAGTCGCTGATAAGATCGGACAGGTATGAGCCTGCACTGTATGCTGCGTATTCTGCACGATCATCTCTAGACTTGTAAGCGCAGCGGTATGCTACGATGTCCCCATCAATTAAGATCACAGGGCAGCGTCCTCATCAACGGTGTCGTCAACGTATTCGATCAGCTTTGTTACCTTGCACTTAATCATGCTAGGGCTGCGACCTGTACCGACAGACCAGTCGTAGTAACCGACAACACAGACAGCTTCACTGCCGTTGGCGATCATAACGTCTGAGTCGAACTCGTTGCCGTCAGCGTCTGTAACACGCATTGGGTTGTTGCTCTTCATGGTGATGAATGAATCCTTCTCATCGCCTTTGTTAGCAGCAGCAATGCCCATGTTATCCAACGCTTCAACGGCCTTGTCACTNAGGTTGCCCAGTACAATCTGATACTTGTTGCTAAACTTGTTCAGCTTGTGNCGTTCAACCCAGTAAAGAGTTCCTTTNATTGTGATTGGTTGTGGTTTATCAGTCATGACTTTCTCCTTTTGTTTACTACCATAATATTATACCACGGATTTTGATAATACTCAATGCGTTTCCGCCCAAGTTTTACCAATTTTATATTCACCGTCCANCGGACAGCGAAGATTAAGTACTTCACCTGCTTCGATGATTGCGTTTACTAACTCCCTCCCTACTAGTTCTGCATGTTCTGGCGCAGTCTCAACCTGAAACTCATCATGGACGTTCGCAACAAACTTGTGCGGCACGTTCCGTAATCTGTCGTTGGCTATGACTAACGCCTGTTTCATAATGATAGCACCGCAGGATTGCAGCAACGTATTCAGTGCAGCATGTTGATGTCTGATCCATACTTGTCTACCATCAACTCCGGGTATGCGGCCTGCTGAAGCAAGAGACTCAATCTTTCTGACC